GCGGGGCGATCATACTGCTGGCGGATTTCGTTGACGGTAGCGGCACCCGTTTGGAGTTGCAACTGGTCAACCTTTGCCTGTGCCTCTTTGTCGAGGCGTAGCAACGGCTGTTCGCACATGTGGATGCGGCGTCTGCCAAAGTCTTCGCGCGTCAGCAGCTTGCGGTTCAATTCCTGCTCCATCTCGGTGATGTCAGGCTGCACGGTGCGCTGTAGGTATTCCAGGGTGGCGTTGGTGTAGGTGGTGTAGTGCGAGTTGGTGTCGAGCATGAGCAGAGGGCGCGGGGTGCCGAAATACCTTGCAACGTCGTCGAGCCCCATGTTCATGTGCTCCATGAGCTGCATGTCGGCAGACGTCATCGAAATGTTTTGGACCTTGTCGAGCCCACGGATGCCGATCACGTCCTGCTCGTACATCTTCGTGTTCAGTTCCTGGGCGTACCTGTCGATCTCGCCCTTTGACATCATGCCGAAGGCCATGGTGCCCGTGCCTGGTGCCGGTTTTTCCTCGCCCACGATGATCTTCATGCGGCCACCCTTGGCAGCCGTCTCGAGGGCTTGGTTGCTTTCCGTCTTCACGAGTGACAGTGTGTCGGCAGCATACTGGATTGTGCTGATGCCCCAGAAACCGTCGTAGTAGCGGAAGGTGTTGGGGAAGTGGAGCACGTCGGCGCGTGGTGCTTCTACCTTGAAGCGCACGCCGTCTTCCTTCAAGTAGGTCAGGGAGTAAGTGCCCGTCATCTGGTTGTAACCGCCACACTCTGCCAGCCATAATGCCACGGGATCGCCAAAGACGTCGCGCTCGATATACACGAAGGCGTTGCCCATGAGCAACCGGCGGATGACCACTTGCTCAATGAGTGATGCCGCGCTGCTGATGGGGTTTGGCTGTACTTGCAGCAGGTAGTTGAGGTTTTTGCCTGCCCCCCACATGTCTGGCACGTAGTTTCCGCCCGCGGCGTTCATCTTTTGATACTGGATGGCGAACTGTGCCTCTGTTTTTGCTCGAAGTTCGACGGCCCGGTACACCGCCGAAATGGTCAGGGCCAGCTCTGGGCGTCGCACCCTGACGACGCGTTCTTCAAACGAGCCGCCACTGGTCGCGGGCTGATTGCTCGCAGCCCTCGGATCGGTGGTCGATGGTACGACCTCGCGCTGCTTGACGGGTATCATGCCCGTTGGTGTGAATAGGTTAAATAGTCCCATATCGTTTTTGTTTTCGTTTTCGTTTTCGTTGCGTCAGCTGACGACCTCGGTGGCAGTGATCTGCACAATGTTCTGCTGAATATCAGCGTGGAGTGACTGGATTTGGTAGGTCACGCCCTCGATGAGCAGGCGCGAGTCGCGGGTGACGATGCTGTTGTAGCGCATCCGCACCATGATGGTGTCGTAGGCGTCCAGCGCACCCTCGCGCAGAGCCTTCACACCCTTTGACCATGTTACGTTCGCCCAGACGCATGACTTCACCTCGTAGGCGGTCGTTTCTCCGAAGTCAGCCTGCGTCGGTGTCACTTTGTTCAGGATCATCACGCGGCGATTCAAAATTCCTGTGCTGTATGCCATTGCTTTCGTCTTTTAACTTCCCGCGTTTTCACTGTCAGGGTTTACCAGCGCGGCGACCTCTGCGGCCAGCGCGGTCGCTTCGCTCTGCATGGCGTCCAGGATGACGGGTGCGGGATTCGAGAACAGGGCGAAGCGCGTGTAGGTCTCGCCGATGCGCTTGCTCAATGCTTCTGCACCGTCTGGCAGATAGAATGCCAGCAGCTGCGTCTGCTCCACGAGCTGCTTCAGGATGTTGTTGCGGCGGTCGTTGCTGTAGGTCCCAGCCAGCCGCATGTAGGGCTTCAGCAGAACATCAAAGCCGTATGGCACGATCGAGAGGTTCTGCACGTCGGCGGGTGAGCGGTGCTGGTAGCTCATGTCCACCAGCATCAGCGTCGCCTGGCGGATGGGCTCCGGCACAGGCTGGTCCGTCGTGCCGAAGGTGCCCACGATGTCGTCATAGTTGCGCTCCAGGTAGTTCATGACGGCTTTCTCGGCGGCTGCCCCGTAGAGCTCAAGCACGCCATCCTCGCCGTCGCAACAGATGCGCGAGTGTTCCTTGATGTATTGGATGGTGGTCCAGATCATCGGGCACCTCCCCCAGCACCTGTGCTGTCGTTAGTTGTCACTTTCTTCATTGTTCGCTTGTTTGTTGTTCTGTAGTTCGCCGGCTTTGGTCGCAGGGGTTTACCTTGAAAAATTTCAGCAAATTCTTGCCAGTTTTAGAAAAAGTTGCTAACTTTGCACCCGAAGGATAGGTCGGAGTAGCTACCGGCTGACAAGGGCAAGTGTAACACCCTTCCTTCATTTTCAAGTGTTACACGTTTTTAAGTTACACAAATATGGAACAGCCAAGATTTTCGGTGGTTGCCAACGGCGTGACCACGTACTACTCCACACAGGAGCAGATCGTAGAGAACCTGGACCGCATCTCGCGTCAGGTGAAGATGGGGCAGATGAATGCCCAGGAAATTCATGTAGACTACAAGTCGATGTCCTTCTTTGAATTTTTCGAGAGCAGAACGAACGACCGCATCATGAAGCACACCACGCGCCTGCGCTTCGTGTCGACGCTGAACTTGCTCCGAAACGAAGCCACCTATCTCGAGCACTTTGAAGACCTCACGCCCGAGAAGCTCTGCCGCTTCGATGAGTACCTTCGCCGTAGGAAGGCTCACGGCTCGCACCTGATGGCCGACACCTCCATCGCAAAGATTCACAACACGATTAAAACCATCATCCGCGAGGCCATCGTGCGCAAGATCATCGCAGCCAATCCGTATGAATGCCTGCACATCGTGAAGGGCCGATGCAAGGAGCGCGTGTTCCTGACGCGCGAGGAACTGGACCGCTTCATCGCCTATCAGCCGGAGAGGCAGGAACGCCGCGAGGTGAAAGACTGCTTTCTCGTGAGCTGCTACACCGGCCTGGCCTACGTCGACCTGTTCAACGTGGACTTCACGAAGCGAAAGCAGGTACAGGGACACTGGCTGGTTTACAACCATCGCCAGAAGACGAACGAGCGCAACACCATCGTGCTGCTGCCCATCGTGCTCGACATCCTGAAGAAGTACGACTTCAAATTGCCACATCGCAGCAACGTAGGTTACAACCGGCAGCTGTCCCTGCTGTGTAAAGAGATGGAGCTGGGCAAGAACCTGACCACGCACTGCGCCCGGCATACCTTCGCCACCACCGTCTGCTTGGGAAGTGGCATCCCCATCCAGGTGGTGCAGCGCATGCTCGGTCACAGCAACATCCACACCACAGAGATCTACACGCACATGACGGAGACAGACCTGATAGGTGGCTACGACATGATCAAGTAGGTAAAAACAAAAAGGGCACCCGTCTGGATGCCCTTTTTTCGTCGATTCGCCTTTTATTAGTTACTCTGAAACTCAGTAAACCACCGATGCTACGACGTTAAATTCGCTGATGGTCGTCGCTGCATCTGCGTGCATCTTGATGAGGTTCTGGTTCAGCTCCGATACGACAGCGAATGCCACCTCGCGGCTACCGTCGGAAACCTGCTGATAAATACCGAGGGTCGATGCGAGTGCGCTGTTGCCGATGGTGATGGTCAGCGTTCCCTCGTAACGCACGCGCACGCACACCTTGATATAACGTGCGGCATACTCCGTCTTTGAGATACTGGCTTCGCTTCCCGATGACATCGTACACAATCCAGTCGTGGCATCATACGTTATGCCGCTACCGAGCGAGATGTTTTCGTCATCCATTGAAACGATGTTAAACAACGTTCCATCATTGAACACGTTGGCATCCTTTCCAGTTGCCGCAAGGAAATCAACACCCAACGACTTCAGCCTGTCCCAATCGGTCGGGGATGCGTAGGCCGTTCCGAGGATGTAGCCTGCTTTGTGGAGGGCTTCGGCGGCTGCGATAATTTCCTCATCCGTCTTGGATGTTGCCCCCGACCACGAATAGGCGAAAGGTGCGCCGTACTTGTTACATTGCGTGAGCATGTCCGATGGTGTGGCATCCGTTCGGTATAACATAATCGTACCACGGAAATCGCCACGGGTAGTCAGCCCGTAGGCCATAATCTTGGAGTCGGGAAGATATTTCCGAGCAATAGGCAACTCCCCCCCGTCCACGATTTGCAGAAGCACTCCCACACCTTGTCGGGAACATTCTGCGCAGAACTCATCCAGCGTCGGGATGTGTACGTTGTTTTTCGCAGGGGTGCAGTTATACGTCACGTCACTCCGTAATTGTGTGGAGGTCACAGCAGAGAACAACGAGTTTGCATTTAGGCTGCTCCCCGATACAAACGAAAGCCCTGCACCGAGTTTCCCCGAATTGCCGTGTTTAACAACGTACACACCATCGGAACACTTATGTGTGTTGGCTTCGATAAACGCAGCCCCGAGTTTAGAAGCATAAGCAACGTCCAGAACCGACTGCGACGGGATGTGTGGTGTCGTGCTTTCGACGTTGATGTGGTGGATGATGAGTTTTTCTCCCACGTTAATAGAACCATATGCCGACGCCTTTTCTACAAGTGAATTGTAATTGGTGTAGAATGTCGACGGAGCGAGACCTTTTTCAAACTTCGTTCCAGTAACGTTGGAAATTGTTACTGCCGTGCAAATTGTATCAGCAGGAATAGCAGCATAGTCTTTCTTTTTCAACTGCAAACACCACGCAGGCATCGACGATGTGTCAATCTTTGAGCCGGTGGCAACATTATTCACGGGAAGATAGCCGTTTCCGTTGTTCAGCTTTATCAGCAACACAAGTTGATATAACGTGGTGTCGTAGGCAACGTCAAAAATCATTCCACGATTGAATTGCCATTCAGTAGAACTGAAATAGGAGGATGCGACAAAATTGCCGACCACGGATGATGGGTAGGCATTGACGGGGGCGTAGAACGTGACATCTTGTTTTTCTGCCTCCGTATATACTTCATCCTCAATCGCACCGACTGGGAGTTTCGTAGTCTTGTAGATTTTATAATCAAAGACGTTCCCCGTGGCTGCACCTTTATAAATACGGATGCCAGATGTGTACGTTGAACGTTTGATGTAATAATAATCTTTCCCTGCTTCGATGTTTTCATACGATGCCAAATCGGATTGAACACCCGTACCACGAAGATTGATGGATGTGCCAGTTGAGTCGCTCAACGTATCAACGTGTATGCGGAAAATCGTTCCGACTGGTTGCGTGTTGATATTATGCGTTACGTTGATGGCGGTGTCCACGGCGGCAGCTTCACGGCTGAATAGCAATTCATCATCATCCGTGGAAAATCTTTGTAATGCCCCATAGACACCCTTGCTCGTTATCGGCAACTCATTCGTTTCCTCAACGGCATCGGTAGTCTTCAGTTCTATCTCTCCGTCATCGTCTATGCACAATATGTCTGTGACGTCCATGTTTCCTTGCGCCGAGTTGATGCCAAACGCGAGGTATGTCTGTTCTGTGGTAGCCGTAAACTCACCCTCGAAGTGGTAATTGTCGCTGGTGGTCAGTTCTGTCAGCACTCCAGACCAAACGGTGTGGAATATCTTGACGTAACGAGTTCCTGAAGGAGGCAGAGCCACGCTCGTCGTCAGCGACACCTTGTAGGTGTGCCCGATGACTGTGACAAATGGGAATGCGATGCTCCAGTTAATGTTTACACCGCGAATAGAGAGAACTCCGTTTGTGAACGTGACAACGAAGTCCGAAGAATAATTCGAACGTTTGGCATGTTCCACATCTATATCCGCGAGTGCATTGGTTTTCTCTGTGAACGCAGTCAGCATGGAAGGGATGTCTTTTGTCACTTCGTACACACCGTTGCTTGAAACAGGGTTGTCGCTCCCCTCCGTTGGTACTGCATCTACATTTACGATTTTCATCAGCGGCAATGCCGTCGCCAGCGCACGACCCGTACCGACGATGTAGCAGTCAAAGTTTCCCTGCCCCGCTGCGTTCATCGAATTATCGCTACTAACAAGTATGTACTCGCCAGCCGCTGGAGTTCCGAGTGAGGAAAGGCTTTGAAGGTTGCACCTTTTCGGCTTCGCTGCCGCGCTTACTATTTGTCCCATATCTTATATTTCTTTTTTGTTGACCACAAACTAATAACACTCATTTAATAATAGAAACCGCCTTCGATCTCGTTGAGGAGAGCCTGGGCGGCATCTGCCCCACACACGTCGGTGACGGCATAGGACGTCGTATTGTCGATGCCATGAATGATCGTCAGGCTGGAAGCGTCTCCGGTCACGCCCGTGTCACCTTTCGGTCCTTGGGGACCTTGTACGCCCTGAATGCCTTGGGGGCCTTGTTCGCCAGTCGCGCCCGTGTCACCTTTCGGACCTTGGGGGCCAGTGGCACCAGTGTCACCCTTGTCGCCCTTCGGGCCGGTTGCGCCAGTCGCGCCAGTGTCACCTTTGTCACCCTTCGGGCCGGTGGCACCCGTTGCTCCCGTTTCACCCTGCTCACCCTTCGGCCCTTGCGGCCCTGTCGCTCCCTTCAGGTTGTGGAAACTCAACGTCAGGGTGTTGCCGCTGACCGATGCGCTGCCTGAAGGTGTGCCGGTGTTATTGTCGACGCTGACGTTCACTGTATCGATCGTCGGCTGCTTGCCTCCCAGTGCAACGGTCACCACCCTGTTCTGCACGGGGTTCTCGCTGGTCGTGCTCAATGCGTCGTCGATGTCAATGTCCGACGAGTGGGCGTCCACGTAAGACTTGACACCTGCTGACGTCACGGGGTTGGTGCTCCCAGTTGTCGGTGTGGTGTCGAATGTCAGTTTGTCCTGCTTCTCCCTTGAGAGGCTGGACACGGTGCGCATGAGCGACTCGATGGTGCCCTTGTAGTAGTCGGAGAAATCGTTTTTCGACAGTCCGTAGCCTTCGACTTTGTTGACCTTGTCATCGAGGTGGTTCAGCCACAATCCAGAGATGGGAAGACTGCTGCCTGTGCGGTAGTACACAGAGCCAGCCACGAGACGCGTCTGGATGTAATCGCTGCCCATCTTCACGCAGATCATGATGCTGTCGACGACGCCTTCGGTGGTCACGAGGTAGACGCCCTCGCTCGTCACCTGGTCAAACAGCTGCTCGCTGGTGATTTCTATCGGGGCCTGGTTCAGTATCTCCTGAACCTGTGCGCCTGTCTGGGTGAGTTGGTAGTCCATATCTTTAGCGTTTTTATTTCTTTAAGACCATGAGCCGCTCGTTCTCGGCGGTGATGAGATTGCGACCATGTGAGTCTGTCAGGTATGCGTAGAGCTCGGCCACGTCGCTCTCGTTGGTGAACTCGTAGCTGACGGTGCCGGTGGTCGATGGCAGTGCCGGGCAGCAAATGAACCTGGGCAGCGGGCTGGTGACGACGAAGCACAAAAATTGGCGGTTGACCTCCGTGCGCAGCTTGTCTGGGTAGTCATTGTCGGGCACGTAGTAGGTACACTCGGCGGTGATGGGGCCGATCATGGGAGAACTGTCGAAGACGAAGAACCACTTGTCGTCGTCGTTCGAGAACATCTCGTCCTTCGTGATAGTCATCGACTGCCCCATGAGGCCCCACGTGAGTTTCACCTGAAATTCATCGTCGTTCATGACGAAGCCGGTGCGCGTGATGGTGATCATCACCTTGGCTTCCTCGCCCTGTTGTATGATTTTCTTTGTGTCCATGCGTTCGTTTGTTTTATTTTCAGCCGTTTCCCGTGCTGGGGTTTACTCGACGCGCGTCAGCGCCCCGCTGCCTTTGAACGTCACCGATCCTGTGGCCAGGTTGCCACGCGTGCCGGTCATCTTCACACCGGTCACGATGGCAGCACCGCGCAGTGTGGCGTTTGCCACCATCCGCGTGCCGTCGAAGATGTAGTCTTTCGAGTCGGCGGTGCAGTGGTAGGTGTCGCTGCTGTTGGGTGTGTTGTAGCCGGTTTCTGCTTTGGCTGGCCAATACTGATAATAGTCGTCGCCGACCTTACCGATAAACATGCGCAAGCCATCGTGCCACCACACGCTGTCCACGGCACCCGTTGCACGCAGCTGCACATGGGGCGGCGCAATGAAGCCCGCGAAGTCGTAGGTGTCGCCCGGTTGCCTGACGGTGAAGGTCAGGATGACCGACTCGCCCACGAGGGTGGGGCGGTAGGTGACGTAGAGTGGTGTCAACAGGTAGCCGACGCTGACGTTCCAGTTCTTTCGGCCTACGACGAAGGCCCGCCAGTCGCCGATGCTGGGACTGGCCACTTCTATGGTGTCGGCGGCCACATTGAGCTCGCACGACTTGGCGGCTGCGATGGCAGTGCCGCCGACGCTGACTATGAGGTTATTTCCGTGGATGATCATGTCGTGAATGTTGTGGAATTGTGAATGGTGATGCAGTATTCATCATCCCATGGGCGGAAGTCCACGGCGATGATGCGCCAGTTGCCGGTGTAGCCGTAGGCGGTGTAGTAAGGCAGATAGACGGTGGCAAAGTCCACGGTGCCCATCAGCCACACGCTGCGCTTCTGTCGCAGCTGGGTGCGGAACATGTACGGGTAGTCGGAATCAATCACCGCCCGACCGTATTCGCCGTCGACGACGCGGTGCTGGTTGGGGATGGCGTCGTGGAACAGCATGTCGAAGTCGCCCTCGTCGTCGGAGATGGTGCCCCTGATGAATTTTGTCGTCGGGTTGTTGTCGCCCTCGTACTTGTCGAGTGGGGTGCCCTTGTAGACTGTCAGCTCCATGCCCTTCAGCACGAAGCCCTGCCCGCTGGGTTGCGGGTGCAGCATCGACACCTCCAGCGTGCGCCCTGGCAGATCACCGATGCTGGCCAGCAGAGCCTCGCCCTTGTCGTCGGTGGTGATGGTGTGGCGGGCCTCGGTGGTCACCCAGTCGTGGTTGGCATCGTAGTATTTCCCGCCAGACTTCACGATGACCTCGAAGGTCTTGTTCTCCGCGGTGGTTTCAAAGGTGATACCGAAGGTGCGCAGCGGCGGCATGACGAAGGTGTAGGTGAACAGCTTCACGTTGGCCGTATTCACGTTTACCTGTATCATCTCGCGGTCGCCGTCGCCGACCACCCTCACCGCATCCCAGCCGAAGATAGTGCCCGTCTGCTCGGTGTAGTAGGTCGAGTTGAACTCGTCGGTCATCGGACGAAGCACCACGACGACTGTCGGGTTGTCAGGATCGTCGACGATTAGCCGCCCGCTGCCCACAGGCACGGAGCGCGTCAGGTCCATCTTCACATTGTCTTCATACTCGCCGTATTCGATCTCGATGACCTTCAGCGGGTTCACGGATGACTCCTTTGAGTTGTCGTCGCAAGGCATGAACAGCGTCTCCAGGCTGACGGGCGTTGCCGAATAGCTGACGCGCGTGCCGGTGTAGCCCTCATCCTCCAGACTGCTGACCTCCATCTTGGCATAGGTGCCAGTGTAGTCCACGCGCTGGAAGACGACCGTGTTACCACAGTCGTGGACGATGCACCCAAACAGGCGGCAGAAGCCCTCGAGAAAATCCTCTGCGGTGATGGGGTCGTACATCTCGCCCTTGCCGAAGTAGTATTCGGTGCCGTAGGGTGTGATGAGCTGCTTGTTCACCAGCAGTTCGATGGGCGTGGCCGCGTTGATGGTCACGTCGTCGGGCATGATCACGTACTCGTAGCTCGTGTTCAGTCCTTCCAGAGCCCAGCGCAGCAGTGCGCCCAGCGTCACCATGCCGTTCTCGTCGAATGGCTCAAAGGTCCAGCCATCGGCCAAACCCAGCGGCGACGTGATGGGCAGCGACATGGTGCGCGGTGCGCTCTCCCATGCGTTTTCAAAATTTTCGGCTCGGAGATAGCCTTGGAACATCAGCACGCTGCCGTAGTAGAACTCCACGAAGTGCTGGTCGTTGGTCTGCGAGAACAGCGGCTGCATGGCTCCGTATGTCTTCTCCACGATGTTGATGTAGCCGGTTTTCGCGCGGATGACGTGCAGCAGGTCTTCGTCGTTGTCTTCCTCATAGAAGATGGGGTTGGCGGCGGCAACGAGTTGCGACGAGCCCGCGCCGATCGTCTCGACGCTGCCCGTCCAGTCTTTCTCGTAGATGTCGATGCGGCAGTCGGTGTCGCCCAGCGACTTGAAAGGTATGGTCCAACGTTTTGCTCTCATCGTTTTAATAGAATTTAGTCGTTACCACTTCGCCCCGGCCTGTGCGCCGTCCGTTGTTATTCAGCACCAGGCGCAGCTGCTCACCCGTGATGACCGCCTCCAGCTGTGCGCCGCCTCGTGCGTCGTTCAGTTGGCTGGCCAGGTTGCCCTGCTGGGCGCGGTTCAGCACCAGCTCGCCCGAGTTCAGCATGGCGGGCACGAGGTCGCCGCTGTAGTGGTTGCCGGTGACGTAGCCGTTGGCAGCATGGACGACACCACCACGAGCAAACGGGATGATGGCGTCAGCGGCGACGATAGCCTGGATGGCTGTAATGATGGCCGAGATGCCGGTCAGGATGGTGCAGACAGCCTGAATGCCTCCGAGCACGTTCTTCATACCTTCAGGCACTTCAATGCCCAGAGCCTCGATGCCGCCTACCACCTGCGACACGCCGCCAGTGATGTCGGCCACCTTCTCGTTCAGCTTCACCTCGCTCTTGGTGTTGATGCGCTCGATCTCCTTGCCCAGAGCGTCCATCGCCTTCGAGTCCAGTTTCCACGTCACCTTGGGTGAGTTGTCGACCTTGAATCCTGGGTCCTGGAACAGACCGCTGCCACTTTTGCCAGCGAGGTCTCCCAGCCCGTAGTTCATGGTGGGGAGGCCTGACGATTTGCCCTCGAGGATTTCGAGAGCGAACTCTGCTTCCTCGATTTCCTTCTTTATCTTCTGTCGGCTGTCGTCGTCGGCGGCTGCCCGCCATGCCTTGCGCAGCTTCTCCACCTTCTCTGCCTGGGCGTCGATGCTGCCCACGACTGGGATGTAGGTGTTGCCACCTTTGCCGCCGCCACCGCCACCTGTCGTCGTGGTCGTACCACCTGCTCCGACCTTGCCATTCAGCACGCGCGTCA